CCGGTTCCCAAGGTTCAGCACCCCATGGTTTACGTTGTAACAAGCCAGGTATGGCACGATTAGGATAACCATAGCATTTATCAACTCCGTACCACGTACGCAGGAATTCTGTCTCTTGCCAATGTATTCCATACTTTGAATCATTGCCTTTAGCACCAATTGCAGCATATAGTAGACGAAATAGAAGCACATACCAATACGATGTGCCGAAGATTGCCGAATCGTCACCACGTAACCACGATGGTAATGATTCAAGGGGAACTAATGTGTCAATGCACGTCTTGACGAATCGTGTCATTGTACCATTCCATGAATTGCCAACTACTGTTGTGACTCGTAATCCAGATGGTAAACCACCTTTCACTTTATACACAAATTTTCCGTTAGCGTCTTGTGCAATTATGACCGCATGATCAAATGCATTCACGACAATGTCGAGGATTCGTCTCCACTCAATTTGTTGTTCATCTGGAACGTTGACTGACCCCTGCATAAAGTATGACTCGACTAACTCTTGAACTTCCCAAGTCTCAGGTTGGTGATCAAAACCTAGGAAGTCGAATGGCAAACAATAGTTTCCGCGACCAGTTTCGCGCATATTTTTCATACGCCGCGTACTTTCAACCAGATTTTCATCAAGTGTGTTGCCAGGCCATGCAAGATATGAACCACCACACAAATAGTTTAACCATGATTGAGCAAAATAAGTCCAAATATCACCCGTTACTGCAATACGCATTTTCCCTAGTTCAGGTTTGATAAATGACTTGTTGCTTTGTTTGCCTATATTTACAAGGGTCTGTTCATATAAATAATCAACGGTACAAATATCAAGTAAGAAATTCTTTCGAGCTTTGAACTTACCGTGCTCGCCCTCGAATTCCCACTCGACTTTGCCTTCAGATGATGCGCCACCAGTTGTGGCGAGGTCCGATGCAATAAACGCGCGCAAATCGAGCCAATCTACTTTCTTGGCGATTGATGCACCGCGTACCTCTTTAAAAGATCTAGGAAAATCGGAGTGCCAGTTCGAATCTAGACCATGTTTGTCACCACCTTCAGCTAGTGATTTTGATTCCGCCTGGAAGTCAAAATCACCGAAAGGGGGGTTGC